CATTTAACATAAACTATATTCTCCCCTGACCAACATATTCTTTATATGTTTTGTTTTTATTAACACGCTTTGTATGTCTGCCTTTTCTTTTCTTAGGTGGCTTTCTAATATGTTTATTCTCAAGATTTTTTTTTGCCATTCTTTTTCTTTAGTTTAATTTTAACATTGCTACCTTGTTGAGATAGTAAAGATACTTTCTTACTATACATCTGACCAGAAGCTGTCATGATTTGATTAGACATTATTTTTTAGTAAATGCGTCAATGCTAGGTTTCAATCCATAGATTGCACCGAAGATACCAACGATTAACCATTGATACCAAGAAGGGAACTTACCAAAATAATCAAAGAATAAATCTAGTTTAGCTTTAATATTAATATCATCACTAATAACTGCATAAGATAGAACAAGAATAGGAATACAAACAACGATTAAAACAAATTCATCTTTCCATGATTTGTCTTGTTGATCATATACATCTCTTTGATATTCAATCTCACCTTTAGCCATTCGTTCATAGTGTCGTTTCTCAGCTTCAGATTCTAATAGTTCTGATTGCTTATGGTTCTTATAGATCTCAGCACCAGTTTTAAAAACAGTAGGTATTAAATTCCACCACATTATATTTCACACTTTCTTACAAAGTTAGCTAGCTCTTCGCATCTGCTTGGTGTTTGTCTATACCAGGCTGAGTTGAGCATTTCAGCTGCAGCTCTTGTGTAATCAAATTCGTTTAAAGCTGCAAACATATTCTTAAATTTAGATACACCAGTCTTACCTAATTGAAATACCATCTCAATAATAACTCCTTTAACAAGCATAGGTAAAGGCTGTGTTCCAACTAATTCTTCCATACCTTGTTTAGCTTTAATAAAATCTTTATCAAACAATGCTTCAAGTATAGCTTTGTCATAGATAATACCTTCTTCAAAATCATCATCTTCAGTAAGTAGATGACCATAACCAATAGTACCTTTGCCAAGTGAATCTAAATAAACTTTGGCAGAGAAACCTTCATGTTTCTTTATGCGTGTTTTAACGTCTTCGTAATTCATTTGATTAATATTTTACCATCTTCATATACATATACAATCTTAACATTCATAGTGGATTGTATTTTAGATGGAGATCTATTGATACGATCATTCTTTTTGTGTGCATATTTAGTAGCTGACTTTCTATATGACACAGTCTTAACATCGTAGTTAGTATATTTTTTTGTCTTAGTATTAAATACAACAAGATCTATTGGACCAACACCACCTAGTGCAGTGAATACAATTAAGTCAGGATCTTTAGCAAAGTGTGCTTGTGCTAATGCCTCTGATACTAAACCCTTGTCTGATTTCTTCATCAGTATTGTAAACCCTTTTAGTTTTTTGTTTATCTAAATTGAAAGAAACTACCAACCGCTGTAACAATACCGCCAAGGAATATAATAAAATAAATAATCCCTTTACCTTTACTCATATCGCTACGAAGATCTTTAACATCTACTCTTAATTCATCTATTGTTTTAATAAGTGTTTGCATTCGTTCAGCACAAATCTTTTCATGTGCAGACAAACGAATAGATGTACCAGATGTAGGTTGTTTCTTTCTCTTCATACACAAGCTATAGTGGTTGTGGATAAAAAGTCAATTATAGATTGTGTTTAAAATAAGGGTGGTTATTCACCACCCCTATTGTATAGACTAATCTTCGTCTTCTTCTTCGTCTATATCAAGATCCTCATCTTCTGATTCATCATCATAAGAATCTTCTGGATTTATCTTTAGCTCAAGATCATCTAACAGATCTTTAATCTCATAGATAATATCTTCAGCTGATTTAGGTTTCTTTGCCATGCTAACTCCTATTAGTTGGTTTGGCAAAAGCCAACTAGTGTTAATTGAATAATAAGTAAATAAAATTATTTTTTATAACTTATTGAATTATAAATATAATTTATTTTTTATTGTAGAACTGTTCTACACTTTTAGCATAATCTTTCCAAAATGTTTTAACATCTTCAAAAGCATCTGCATAAAACTTAGTCCAGTATTCTCTGAAAGATTTATAATCTAACATAGTATTCTCCATTGGTTAATGAAAACTATATATGTTGCAGTGCAACAAATTTCAAGTCTATTTTAAATGAGATCTGATAGATTCAATAGCGTTACTGATTTCATCTTTATAAGCGTAACCAATGAAACCTCCAGCTAGTAAACCAATAATAAGTGTTATCATATTATTTCCTGTTTAGTTGTGAAATAAAACTACCATAATATTCTGCACTTCCCAAGTGATTTATAGGTGTAGATAAATCAGTCCAGATCTCAAAGCCACACTCTTCAGCTAATCTACAGAAGTAATAGTCTTCAGATAAGAATCTATTAGCACCATCTTTCTCTTTATATATTCCAACTGGAAAGAAATCATAAGCATTATCTGATCCTTCTATTCCTGTTCTTAAATCTGGTTTGTATTTTAAATTAGGAAACTTATCCATGATAGTAGTAAAGACATTACGTTTAATCATCATAAAACCTGTAGCACTTTCTTTTACCCTTGCGAATCCCTGTTTAAATTCTGTGTTAGGATATAGATTAACATTGAACTGCAAAAGATAATCACGCATTGTTTTTTCATCTATATTATTATTTTCTTTAATACGATCTAGTAATTGTTGCCAATAGAATCCTTTTACAGGATAGGTGCAGGTAACAACTTCTCTATTAAAGTCTATTATTCTTTTTAGATTATCAATAGTAAAACCTATATCAGCGTCAATGAATAATAAGTGAGTGCCATTAAATTCTTTGTTATCTAGGAACTTAGTTACAAACTTATTTCTAGCACGATTAATTAAAGATTCAGTGGGAAGTGTTTCAATCCTAAGATTGTGTCCCATATCATTTAAAGGTTTGATGCAATTAAATAATGAATGGAATGTTAGATTGGAAACATTTCCGCCATAACAGGGGATTGCGATGAGAATATTCATAACCCTTTATGGGTTAGATTATATATTAGATTGTACTAAATCCCAAGATAAAGTTTGTTCGTTCCACTTATAATCATTGTCATCTTGTGGATGAGCAATTGGTGCATTCCAAATACAAGTATCTTCGTTTAATATCCAAGAGTTAAAAGGTTTAGGTGCTATGAAAGCATCTCTAGTTTCATCATAAATATAACCTATTCCTGCATGATTTTTTCTTAAAGGTGTTCCATTATTATTATGAACTCCACCATGAGTGTTATATGATGTTTGTTTCCAATTAGAATGTTTAAATAGTTTAGTTAAAAATTCTATACCTTTTTGTTCAGACTCAATTCCATTATCTAACAATTCATTATTATGAACTGATATAACTCCTACAACTTCTTTCATTGAATTTAATTTTGCGAATGATGCCATTATGCTGTGTAACTCCCAGTACCATTAAATTGTAAAATTGTATTACTACCAGATGTCGTAACTGTTGGAGAACCTGATGTATTTGATGAATAACTTGCAGTTGGTACACTTAATATAACAACTCCTTTTCCTCCAGATGAAGTTGTATAAGATGAACCATTATTTGGACCACCTCCTCCACCACCACCACCAGTATTAACTGTTCCAGATGTTCCACCAGAAGTTTGACCACCACCAGCTCCTCCGCCACCTGCTCCACCAGCTCCAGTAGCAATTCCTCCTCCTCCTGTTGTACCTCCACCTCCACCACCACCTGCTCTTGTAACTGAAGATCCTGTTATTGAAGATGAAGATCCAGCCCCACCAGCTCCTGATTGAGATGAACTTGGAGCATTTTGACCAACAGCACCAGCTCCACCACCACCACCAGCAGCTGAAGTACTTTCTTCTCCACCATTATTTCCTTGTCCAACAGTTCCAGTACCACCAGAACCAGCTTCAGGAGCTCCTCCACCTGAACCACCATTTCCACCTGCACCAGAACTAATATTGTATGCTCCACCTCCACCACCTCCAGTAGATGTAATTGTTGTTAATCCTGAACCTGAAATTGATGAATCTGAACCATTATTACCTCTAACTGTTGTACTTCCAGTTTGTCCAGCACCACCATCTCCAACTGTTACTGTAATTACTGTTCCTTGTGATACTGTTTGAGTTGATGTTCTATATCCTCCTGCACCTCCTCCTGCTGAAGGAGTTCCACCAAAAGCTGCAGCTCCTCCACCTCCTCCTCCTCCTGCTACTACTAAAAAATCTACTGAATATGGTGCTACATAAAATGGATTTGTTCCTTCTAAATATCCTGAGGATAATAACCAACCTTGTGTAGAATCTACATAAGTTAATGTTATGGCAATCCGATTAGTAGCAATTACTCTATTTCCTGTACCTGTTTGTATTTTTAATCCATTAGGATTTATTGTTAAATTATTAGTAGCAAAAGTTCCTGCGTAATCTAATAATAATACTTGATCTCCAACAGATGGAGAAGCAGGAAGTGTTACTGTAAATGCAGATGAAGTTGTATTACAAGGATAAGCTCTAGCAGCAACTGCTGTAAATCCTGTTGTTTGAACTGATTGCCAAGCAAATAATCCATCTGTACCAGAAGCAAGTTTAGCAGAAGTTACTGTACCATCGCTAGGAGTACCTATTGCAAGTACATCACCTAATACTAAAATAAAATCTATTGAGTCAGAAGCAGTTAAAGCATCTGAGAATACTATTGTTGAACCTGATATTGTATAAGCTGAAGTTGGCGATTGAATAACACCATTTAAAGATACGATACAGTTGTTTGCAGTTTGTGGAAAATACGCAACTCCACCATTTAATAAATTGTATGTAGCTGTAGCGGATGTAACTATAGCATCTAGCTTTACAAAATTTCCTACAACTGGTTGTTTGCCGATATAAGCCATCTATTTTGGATATTTCTGTTTAACTGCGTTGATGGCTTGTTGCCATTTATTAGTGCCATTAATCTTATCCCAATACTGCATATCTAATTGCTCTTGTATTGATGGATAGTCTTTAGCTCTATCTCTTTGGTATTTGTTAGAATTATATTCTGCAATTAGTTCTTGTTGCTTAGCAAGTATTTCATTTGCAGGAATTGGTGTAGTTCCATTTTCCCAAGTAATTTGATTAACATCATTTGCACTTACACTAACTTGTGCTGTTGGATTTATTGTTAATATTGTTGTGCTAATATCTATTGTCATAATTATCCTGCTATTTCAAATGCTGTTATTGATGCTTGTGCGTTATTATCTAAACCATTAAAATATGTAGTACCACTTCCACTAAGCCAAATATAAACTTGATATGTAGTTGCAGATGTTGTGTTAGGAGAATCTAATACACTAATTGTCATTGGAAAAATTGGTAATGAAGAAACTTTACTCCAAATTCTACCCATACCACCATTACTATTTCCTATATTTGTAGCACCTCTATATATTGTTGCTATGCTATAAGTTTCATTACTACTTTGGTGTAAATTAAAATTTGCTATTACAAAAACTTTATTACTTGCTGAACTAGGTGTTAAAGTTACTGTTAAAGTATTTGATGCTGTAACAGGTGTTGCAGATGTTGTTGTTCTTGAAGTGCTATCAGTAGCATTTACAACTTGTAATACTTTACCAGCACCAGATAATTTAGTTCCAGCTATAGCAGCACTAGCATTAATATCGGCATTAACTATTGTGCCATCAGTTATTCCTAGTGATTGTATTTTTGTTAGTGGCATTATTCTTTTGGATTGTTAAGTTTAATATTAGCTATTCTAGCTTTCCAGCTATCAATTCCATTATCGTATATTTCTTCTAATTGCTTATCCCAAGCACCATACAAAGATTTTCTAGTAGCTATAATTCTTTGATTGTTTTCTATAGTTGTAGCTTGTGTTTCTAATGCGTTTAATTGTGCTTCAGTTGGTTGAGCAATATTTAAATTCCATTCTTTGATGTAAGCACCATTACCATCATCTTGTAATCTTACATCTTTAAGAAAATCTATTTCTCTATTTGCGTATAGTTTTATTTTAGTTGTTATTTGTGTCATAATTATTGAACCAATCTAAATCCTTGTAAAAAAGTTTCATTAGCATCACCTCTAATTGCTGGAGTAGTTCCAACTAACATTCCATATCCTTCTAAATAATCTGCTGCTGATAAATTTAAAATTGCAGTTATAGTTTGATTTCTGTGTCTATAAATTGAAGTTCCACTATCAACTGTTACATTAGCACTGGTTTGAACGGTTGAACCATTTTTTCTTAAATCTAAATTAAAAGCACCACCATTATTTGAACTAAAATAAGTACCCATTGATAATTGAATTAACCAATATCCATCTTGACCACTTGGTATTGTGTATCTGTAATTTGTTGAGTTATCAAAACCAGAAGCACTATCAAATGTAACAGTATTAAATTGTATTTTTGTACCAACATAAGTAGTTGTTGATTGATTAGTTGTTCTTTCTGCTCTAAAATAAGGAGTATTAGTTCCACCAACTCCTGCAACAAAATTAGTTCTAGTCATTTTTCTTAATGCACTAGCACTATCGTCATAGATTAAAACACTATCTCCACCTGCAATAGAAGTTTCTGCAGTCTGTCCAGTTATAATAGAACTAGCAACATCTGAATTTGTTATTGTAGCATCTACAATCTTTGCAGATGTTATAATACCATCAGCTATATCCGCAGAAGTTAAAGGTACTGCAGAAGGTTTATTTCCTATAAAAGGCATAATTAAATCCTATTAAGAAATTGCATCAACAGTTGAAACCCAAGTATCTAAAGATGAAGCTGTATCTGATACAACTTTTAAAATATCTCCAGACTGAACTACAACTTTTGCACCACCATCAAGAACTTGTAATGATGAACCTGCTGGGATTGGTGCATTTTTTACTAAATAAAAATCGTTAGTACCATCATTAATAAATACTGAAGCATTAACTGCAGAAGTTAATACATTGGCAATTGATATACCAACTATTGTATCGTTTGAATTTGCTGTAAATAAAGTAGCTGCTGATGTTCCAGTCAGTCTAGCTTTATATCTTGTGAAATCTTGTGCCATATTTATTTTCCTATATTAGTTTATATTATAATGCAATAGACATAGCTATAACAAACCCTGCAGTTGGTAATCCAGCTGTACTTACTGCAGCTGTTTGCCAAACTGTTCCTGAATAAACCTGTAATGTACTAGATACAGTATTAAAATATAAATCTCCTGCAGTTAAAGGATCACCATCATTATCTAAAGTTGGTGCAGATGATTTAGCACCTAAATAAACATCATCAAAATTATCAGCTGCTGTTAAAGCAGCATCTCTTGCACTGTTTGCTGCATTAGCTGCATTACTAGCAGTGTTAGCAAAGTTAGAAGCATTATTTGAAAAATTACTTGAATTGCTAGAATATCCTAAAGCCGCTGTAGCATTAGATGTTGCATAACCTGCTTGAAGAGTAGCAGTTGAAGCATTTGATGAAGCATATCCAGCTTGAGTAGTTGCAGTCGTTGCACTTGTGGATGCAGAGTTTGCTGAATTTGAAGCATTAGACGCATGATTAGAACTATTGGATGCGTGATTAGAAGATGTATTTGCAGAGTTAGAACTATTGTTAGCAAAGTTAGAACTATTACTAGAATGATTTGAAGCTGAGTTTGCACTATTGCTAGAATTATTTGCAAAGTTAGAACTGTTAGAAGCATTGGCAGCAACACCTGCTAAATAAGTTGCAGATGAATTAGCTGAGTTAGATGAATTGTTTGCAAAATTAGAACTGTTAGATGCATGGTTAGAACTGTTACTAGCATGGTTTGCAGATGTGTTTGCAGAATTAGATGAATTAGAAGCAGAGTTAGCTGCGGCATTTGCAGATGTACTAGCAGAAGCAGCATCAACTAATAAATCCCATTTAGCTACATCAGCATTAGTAGATATAGGTTGTGATCCAGAAGACGTGTGTGCTGTATTAGCAATATAAATATTATTATTAGAAGTATCTTTAATTATATCTCTTCCATAATAAGCTGTGGCGGTAGCCCAGTTTCCTTTGTATGTTCCAAGCTCTTGTGTAACTGATATTTCTCCATTGGTATCAAATGCTAGAATTTTATTAGCACGATCTGCGGCAGCTACAGTAAACTCTGTAGATGTCATTGTATTTGTTTTAGATAATTTAATTGCTCTTCCTAATTCTTCTTGGATCTCTTGAGCCACCATTGTAACTCTATCTAGAGCTTCTTCGTGTGAATCAGCTGGAAATGGATCGTTAGCTACATAATCTGTTTCTTGTGTTTGAGTTGTTAATCTTCTTAACACAACTGTTTGTGAAGCAGTTGGGGCTGTTAGGAATGTAATGTTTCCACCACCTGATGAACCAACACCAGATACTGTGTAATGAGTTGTTTTTGTTTTAACTGTTTCTGTACCAGTAGAAGATCTTATAATAACCTGAATTTCGTCATCGTCTAATATCTTGAATGTATAAGCAAATACAGTAGTTGATCCATTACCAGAATAACTGACTTTAACTGTAGTTGAGGATATTGTCATAAAGTTCCTTTATTATATTTTAATGGTTGTGTCTATAGAGGTTTTAAGAAATAAGTTTGTCCCCTTTTTTCTTCATGTTTTGATTTCATTCTTTCAAAGAAACCTGGATCTAAAAATTCTTTAATATTATAACCAATCAGATAATCGTAAGCAGCTCTAGTGTACCACATATTTATTACTGGTGCATTACCCTCTGCAAACTCAAGAAGTTTTTTTCCCATTTTTGCTGGTTCTTTTGGATTAAAAATAAGATTAAGAATTTTTCCAGTATCTGATGCAGTTGGTCCAGCAAGAGTTTCAAATATATTACTTCCATGTTCATTTTGAATTTGACCAAGCATAAAATCTCCATAAATACTAAGACTACCACTTTGTGCTAAAGCCTCTAAAATAGTTGAGCCTTTAGAAGGATCTCTAGGAGATCTACCTCTAAGCATATCTTTTGCTGACATTGCTATATAACCCATTATTGTTCCCATAGCTATTAAAGTTGTTAATCCAGCTACTTGTGAATATTTACTATCATCTGGACCATATCCTTTTAATTCTCTTTGAATAATATTTTTCCAAATAGTAACGCCAAATGATTTAAACTGTCCAATAAACCTTATACCTTCTCCACCTGCAGTACCTTTTGGTAAACCTTGATTCATAAAAGCTCTAACTGCTGCATCTGGTTCTGGTGTGGCTTTTATTCCTTGATCTACCAAAACATTTCTCCATGTAATTTCTAAATCTCTTTTAAAATTTCTTATTTCTCTATCACTAATTTTTTTTCCTACATATTTTATTATGACATCATCAGAAAGTTCTTTTACACCTTCTGCTGTTAAATATCTTTTTTCTCCAACATCTAAAGTTTTAATAGATCTTAATAAATCCCACTTACCTTGATCAATACCATAAAGTTTTAAAAGATTTCTTTGTCTAACCTCTAAAGATTCAAAAGCTGTTCCTGCTAACATTCCATAATGACGAGATAATCCAAGAGCCATTCCAGATTTAAAATTAGAAATCCATCTATTCATTCCAATCCATTTAAAAAAAGAATTTTCAAATTGAGCAAATTTTCCAAATGAATCAGCTTGAGAATATGCATTTGTGTTAGTATTTATATAACTGTTGCTTACTATTTGAAGAATTTCCATTGCCTCTTTATCTTGTGATTTAAATAAAACATTTAACGACTCATATATTCCTGTTAATAATCCTCTTCCTTGAAAATTTGTTGCACTTACATAGAAAGCTAAATCTGAAAATGATGATATTGGAGTAAATCCAAGTTTTCCAATTCTTTGGAAACCTCTTATAACCATTCCAACTTTTGCAAATGTTGCGTTTCCAACCATATTTACACTTCCATCTAATTCAGCAAATTGATTTCTAAAATTTGAAATATTTAAATCTCTTACATATTGTGGATTTGTATCTTTGTATTTTTTTCTTAATAAAGATAATAATTTTTCTAATCCGTTTTCAGGGTTAGTTCCTAAATATTCAATTAAAGGAATATGTCTAGCAGAGTTTTCTATAACAGATAAAACACTATCTTTTAAAGATGGTTCTCCAAAATTAATATCATACTCATGTCTAGCAGCTGCATCTTTAAAATGTAATACTCTTGATGCATTTAAACGATTAGCAACATTTCTTGTTCCATAAATACTAATTGCTCCACCATGTTTTAAATGATCACCAGATAAAAGTGAATTATATACATCACTTAATATTTCATTAATTTTTGTTGAGTCTGTTATTCCAGGAAATGTTCTTTTTATATCAAGTCTTTGTCTAATGTATTCTACCCAAGTATTTCTATTGTCTTCAACAAGTCTAGAACTCTTACTTGCATTAGCCATTTTTTCTGTATTATGAACTGTTCTTGTAATCCAATCATCTAGCTTTTGAATATTAGCACCAAGATCATTTAATTTTAATCTTATTTTTTCTTGTGAATTTTTTAAAACATTAGCAATTTCTTTTGCTTCTCTTATTCCTGTATTAACTCCAAGCATTTCTTTTTTAATTTCCAAATCAATTTTTCCTGAGCTAAAATCTGACCAACTATTTTTTGATATTTTATTAATTGCACTATATAAATTAGTTTTTTCAAGTTCTGATATTGCTTTTTGTCTTGAACCTATTGAATCTCTTGTTATATTTGAAAACTCTTGTATTCCAACCAACATAGCCTCAACACCTTTTATTGGATCAATTTTTCCTCCAGATAACTCAATAGCATCAATAATTTTTTGATACCTATCTAAGATACGAATGTTTTGTTCTGCTAAATTTCTTTTATTTAATGCTTGTTGGTATTCAAAATTATCATAAACTTCTTTTTCTAATAATTTTCTAGTTTGTTCTTCACCATTTCTAAACTTATCTTCATTAATTTTAATTTTAATTTCATCTAAAAATTCATTAATTTTTTCATCAGATAAAGAATTACCTGATAACCTTTTCATTTCTTGAAAACATTTATCAAAAGTTTTTATGCTAGGTTTTTTAGCCACTGATGCTCCTTATTACACAATTAATTCCAGCATTAAGAGAATCTTTTACAGTAACACTATTATTTAATGTATCATCAATTTCTTTAATTGTTTTATTATCTTCTGCAAATCTTTCTAATAAAAATTCATCTTTAATATTTAATTGTTTTTGTTGAAGTTTAGTTCTTTGAACTAAAGTTTCTGCTTCAGTAATAAGTTCTGAAGTTTTTTTCTCTCTTAATACTATATTTGATTCAGGAGATAATGGATTTGCAGGAGTAGTAGGAGAATCTGCTCTTCCTTGCTCAATAGCTAAATCATTTTTTTGTTTTTTAACTTCAAATATATCTCTTTCTGTTTTTTGTAAATTTCTTATATTTTGTAGATAAACTTTTGCAGAATTATAATCTTGTTTATCAACTGATTGTTGATATAATGTTTTAAATTCATTTATTTGATCTCCTATTTTATTTAATTGTTCATCACCAATAACAGTTTTATTAATTACAACTTCTGCAGTATCAATAGCTTCTCCTTTTATTGCTTTGCCTATTGAATATCTTAATAAATCTTGTTGATTCTCAGGGGAGATAGCAGCCAATCTTTGATATATGTTTGGCTTTCCAGTCTTTTCAGCAATGACATCTCCTATTTTACCAAAACTTGCATGCAGAGTAGAACCTATAACTCCACCAACTGCTACATTAAAAAAAGCATCATACTTATCATAATCAGCTTGTTCTGATGTGGCTACGCCATAAACAATAGGCTCAACCAAAGCATTACCAACTAAACCTTCAACAAATCCTCTTTTTAATCTAGCTACGTTTTTTCCTGATCTTGCAACCATACTTGCAAATCTAGTCTGACCAACAACAGGAATAAAAGCAGATCCTACATTTATTGGATCTAAAAAATTAGTAGCCATACTAGCAAGAAAAAAAGTACCATAAGTATTTTGTGGTCCACGAGCCATAATACTAGATCTTTGTTGTTCAATTTCTTTTCTTTTAACTAAATAATCAACAACACCTTCTCTTGTATCTTGTTCAAAGTACAATCCCATTCCAGCATATTCTTTATTTAATTCGTCTTTGTTTAAATAAACATTGCTTTCCATATAAGCAGACTCTTTATCTGCTAATCTAAATAAAGATGATGTTGGATTAAAATCCCAAGAACTTGCAACATTAGCTCCTTGAGCTTCAAAATATCCTGTTTTAAGATTTTCTAATGCAGAGCCTATTTCTTTTTCAGTTGGTTCAAATTGTTCTAAATTAATGCTTAGCATTATTAATAATAGTTAATAATTTGTTTCTTTAAATTGATCAGGATCTTGAAGTAAAGGTGGTAAAGCATAGCCAGTTACTGGTAGAACCATATCTGTACTTTTTATTTTATTTTTTTTATTAGGCATATCTGCAAAAAGAAATTCTATTTTTTCACCATTTGCGTTTATTATAGGAATTATTCCATTTGCCAATTCAACATGTAAAACAATACCAGTTGAATCTCCATTTAATAACCACTTAGAATGTTTTTTCATAGAAGAAATCATTTTTTCTTTTACATAAGCATCAAAAGTTTCTTTTGTTGATAACTTTAAATTTTCAGGAAGAGCATTTTGGAATCCACTTATTTTAGCATAATGACTAAAACCATCTTTGCCATGCATTTGTTCTAGATAATTTGTTTTTTCAACAGCAAGTAAAATTGCATCAGCTTTATCTTTTACACCTGGCACGCTAACAGGAACACCATTAACATCTTTAGGAATAAAGTAAGTTTTTTGAGTTAAATCATAATCAGATTTCCATTGATCCACAACATCTTTAACTGCTTTAGATGATGAAATTTTAAAATTACTATTAACAACTCTATTTAAAGCAGCATTGTAAAGTGTCTTTTCAAAAGAAAGTAAGTATTCTGTTTTTTCTATTCCACCTTTTTGTTGGCTTAATATAATTTCTCTATAATTTTTTGTTTGTTCAAAAACAGCATTTTTCATTGCTTTAAATTCATTAGAAGGTAATTTATTTTCAGCCTGTTTTTCTAAATCTTTATTTGATAAAGAAGATAAAATGTCTTTTTGTAAAGAAACACTGTTTGTACTCATCACAACCTGTATATCAGTATCTAAACCAGCTTTATTAAGTTGCTTAAATAAGCTAGGCATTATTTCTGGTCCATAGGTTGCTTTTAATTTATTAATTGATTTAAGTTTTTCATCTGCGTTTTGAGTTCCTTTTAAACCATCAACAATCTCAACTACCTTATCATTTGGAACATAAGTTCTATATTGTTCTGGTACTTGTTTTTCTAAATATATTCTATCCATAGATTGTTTATATATAAGAAATTTATTAGGATCTTGTATTGCTGATGCATATTCTTGTTTAAGTGCTGGAAATGAATTTAAATAATATTCAGCAGCACCTTTTTCTCTAAAAGTTTTTGATCTATTTAATAATTCTTTGTTTACAGCATCTGTAACTTTTTCTCTTACTTGTGGATTGGCAAATCTTTGATTAATAATTGGTATTAATAAAGCACCTGTATCTGCTCCTTCATCAAATTTTGATTCAGCTATTATTGATTTTCCGTTGGCTTCTGCCATTTCTCCCTCTGCTTTTTCTTGTTTTGCCTGAGCATAAGATATAAATTTTACTCTGTCATTTAAATCAACTCTTGGATATAAATTTGGATCTTTTTTTAATCTATCTAAAAAAGTACTATCATTATGTGAATCTTTTTGCATAGATAATGTATCTATATCTTTGTACATTACATCTAATTCAAATTTCTTTTTATTTACACTTACATTTGGATCTGGATCAGAAATATTATTATTAACATAGTCTGAGGCTTTTTGTTGAGCAAATGGAATATCTATAGCACCCATGGTAAGTTCTGTATAAAGACCAGATTTAAAATCATTTCCTACTTTTTTCTTTTCATCTTCCATTAGTAATCTTGATTTTTGTAATGTAGCTAAATTAATAGTTGAAAGAGAAGCATTACCTTTGGCTAAAAATCTTTTCTTAACAAAATTATTTTCTCCAGCTAATTCATTGTCAACAATGGATTGCATTATTTCTTTTCCTTCTTTTAAAAAAGAAGATGATGCTTCACTTGGAAATGGGTTTTTAGAATGTTTATCATAAGCATCGTATAATTTTGGAAGTAATTTATTTTCATAATCTAATGATTTAATTTTAGCTTCTTCTTCTTGTTCTTTAATATAATAATTAGCTACTAAAGATTGTGTTTTAGTAAATACATCATTAGTAACTGGAACTTGAAAAGAAGTTTTAATTCCACCAACTTCTGCTGTTGGTCTTGCTTGTGATTCAAATGTAGGTATTTTTGGCATATATTATCCTTGATAATCAGTATATTGTCTATCACCAGCTTGTGAACCCGTTGAAAATCCACCCATTCCAAGTAATGATTTTCCTGTACTCATTATAGTACTCATTTGTGCAGATCTAGCAGTTTGTCTAGCAACCTGTCCCTGTATTCTAAAGAAATTAGCTTCTTCAAATTTTCTAGCTTTACCTATTGCTGTATTATATTCCATAATATTTTTTTCAACTTCTCCTTGTTGAGCATTTGTTCTTAATATTCTTAATCCTGTACCAGATAAATCTGCACCTGTTTTTGCAATTCTAGTTGTTGTTTGTCCCTGTAGTTGTTGAAATTTTTCATCAAATCTAGCTATATCAAATTCTAATTGTTTATCTAATTGATTAGCTTCTTGTGTAGCTATTTCTGCATTTCTATTTTGAATGGCTTGATTGTATTTACCTGCAGCACCTTGCTGTTGGTATTGCATAGCACCTAAGCCACCTACAATTAAATATGGTACTGCTGGTGCCATTAGAAAATCCTCGCAAATCTATAATGATCAGAACCATCAAAACCATAGTTCCTCATTAATCCTTCATTACTTAATCCCATCCATTTAGCAAATCTAATACCAATACCAAAGTCTGCTCTTACTGCTGTTTGTATTCTTTTAAAGTTATGAGCTTTTGCTAACTCTTCAAAATTCTTTTTAATTGCACGAGCAATAGTAATAGGGTGATTCCAAATATCATAAGTTGCAAGAACCCAACCTTCTCCAACATTACCCCATATTCTTTTGATACCAGCTGATGCAACAATCTGTCTATTGACTGCACCTGTAAATGCTAATCCATTTTCTTCTAAATTCATACACTCATTCATATTATCGTTTGCTAAAAAGTTTGCATCTAATTGCATAAGTTTATGATTCATTTGAGATTGCATAATTATTTTACCATGATCAGATATGTATGGTATGATTACTAATCTATCTTTATCTTCATTCATAATATTAACCATCATTTGTAACCAATTCTGGGTATAGCGATAAAACAGTCAAAGGTAAAGGTTGAGTTTGGCGTACATAAATGAAACCATCAGTTTCATAGTTACCTCTGAACTCTACTTCCTTATCACCTGTAAATACTGGGATAGCATTATCCATTAAAGTTGCTGAAGATCTAAATGGTATTGCTTCCATATTATCTAGATCTGGACCAACTTCTACACCAACAGATTCATATAATCTGATAGCAATATTAAATATTCTTTTTGTTTTAGATTGTGATGTACCATTCTGAGCTCCAGCATCTAATCTCATTGTTTGTAATAGTGATGTGTAAGATAATCCAACTTTAACTTTATTAACAAATCTTGATAAAGATATAGCACCTGATGCTACAGTTTTATCTGGATGAGTTGCACCACTTGCAAGAACAGATACAGATTGTCCCTCAAGATGATCTAATCCTGTTACTGAATTAACAACTTGATATACAGCTACCCCAGCGGTGTGTGATGCTGCTGTAGTGCTATTAGTTGCTCTTGTGCAACCTGTTAATGTATTTGTAGATATTCCTGTATAGGTAATTAATTCGTTATCTATTTTAACTGTACCAGTAGTTGTAAATGAAGTAGCAGATGTTAATACAATAGAACTTGCAGAAGTATTGATGGTAGTATTAAGAGTTGTACTTGCACCAGCATATTTTAATTGTGAATCTAAAAAATTAAATTCTGTGTTATCTGTTTCATCAAAATCAAATTCATTTATATATTCTACATAACGTCTTGTAACACCATTGATTGTTCGTTTAACAACAACCCATGTTTGATATTCTTTATCATCGGTTGGAATAGTAGCAATGGATTCGCACATAGCAATATCTGATCCAAATGCACCACCAAATGTATGTTGATGCCAAGCAACAACTTGTTGTTCTCTTTGGTAAGTTAAACCAATTAATTTTCCATCTGCTCTTACACACCAAATAATTTGATTAGGTTCTTGTTGGTAAGACATAGATTCAATTCCAGATTCAGAAATATGCTCAGCAAGAATAGTCATGTCAGGTGCAACATATCCATCAACGTCAAAGTTATAAGCTAGTTCTCTAATCTTTCTTTTGGCACGCTGTAAAAATAAAGTTACGTTTCCTACTGGTATGCCATCTATATTTGCACAGCCATGGTTAGATTGTTTTTTAATAAGAATGTTTGTTGGAGTTACAGGATCATCTGTACCACCTCCTGATACTGAAAATTCTCCACCTACTGTACCCACAATTAATGTTCGTGTTGCAGATAAGAAACGAATAGCATTAACTTGGTTAGATGCGATGGTATAAATAATAGCATCATCATCTGCTACAGTGCCTCCTCTATTCTCATCCATGCTTTCATAATCACCTGATTTAGAAAAGAATAATGTTTGTGGTTGAACTTCTGTTCCTGCAAATACTAATCGTTGTTCATAGAAAGATACGCAAGAAGGATAACCTGTATATTCTGACCAAGCTCCCATAGCCCAGTCAGTAGATGCTGTACTAGAAGTCATGTCTTGTAAAACTTCTACAGTTACAACTGTTGTGCTGGTACGAGCTGTTATTTCTGCATAACCAGTTTTAAATCTTATTAATCTACCAATATCAATGGTTTGAAAACCTGTGTTATCATTAATTCCTGTTATTGCAGATGCAGTTAAGGTTCTACCAGCTCCAACTGTATGTGCTGACATAGTAAATGTTGTAGTTGTTGTATTATCATCTAAGTAGGGTCCATCAGTAAAATCTACTTCTGTAATAGTCCAAGAGGTATGACCAGTTCTAGATAATTTTTTAACAGAATAATCAGGATGACAAATGTACATAACGTCTGCTGATTGTGCAAATTTTAAAGTTGGTAGATTTGCAGTTAGATAAGTTGTTGTTAATGTATAAACTCTATTTGCAATACCACCTGATGAATATGCAGTGTAAGAAGTTGTATTAACATTAGCACCATCTATATCTTTTAATTGAAATGTATTAGTTGCAACACTTGCAACTGTAAATCTTTTACCATTGACTTGTGTCATTCCTACAACACCAGAAATAACAACTGTATCTCCATTAGAAAAACCATGAGCTGCAGATGTAACAACACCTGGGTTTGCTTGTGTAATTCCTGTTATAGTTTTATTGGATTCTAATATTGCACCATCGTCTTTATAGAAACGAATATAAAGATCACCAAATTCTAAAATGTAAGTTTGTGTTGTTGAAAATTCAAAAGGTATTAATCTTGTAAATGCTGATGATGTTTTAACTTCAGCTACAAATGTTGTACCTGGTCTTCTAGCTGCAGATCCATGAGGATAAACAACCATGTTCTGTAAAGTTTTGCAACCAGATGAATATTTAGCTAAATCATTTCTACCATCTAAACGTGGTGATAATTCTCCGCCTGTAAAGTTTGTTAATTGTACAGCAACTCTAGCCATGGTTTTTAAAACCTAGAGTTAATAAACGTATTTGAATCTACTACAGATGCCATACCTGATTCTTGGTCTGTGTTATATCCTTCTGTTGAATCTACGAATCTAGCATCTTTTAATTTTTCTTGATATAAAGCATACATTTGTTGAGCAACTGGATTAGATGAAGTTACTGCATAAGCAATATCAGCAGCTAATGAAGCACTTATAACTTCTCTTAGTAATTGATCATATTCGTTAGGATCTTCAACTCTTGAGATATATAATATTTTCATAGAAG